TAATTTTAATAAACATGCTTTAGATAAAATAGAGAAATTTAATCTTCAATACCAAAGTTAGAAATGTTACGTTAAAAAGTATATAAATATAAACATAGGAGATTTATATGGGGATATTGTCAAGAATAAACAAGTTTTTTTCTAGTCTGGTTAGTGTAGATACTAATAAGGTATTATCAAAAGATGATATTAAACAATTAGCTAAAAAGACTAAATTAGAATTAGAGAAAATTGGAAGAAAAATTGGGGTTGAATTAGATAGAAGATTTACTAAATCTAAACTTATAGCAAGAATTAAAAAAATTAATAGTAAGAGTAAATAATGGGCGCAGTCGCAAACTTAATTATAGATCAAGGTTGTAGTTTTTCATCAGACGTATCAGTCAAAGATGGTGATGGAGTTGCATTTAATTTAACTGGATATACAGTTTTGGCTAAAATGGCACTTGGTTTTTCATCTACAAGATCAAGAACAACCATTACTTCTACAGTAGCAAGTGATGCTACCACAGGAGTAATAACATTGACGTTAACACCTGCACAAACGGCGGTTTTAGATGCACCTGCAAGATATCTATATGATATTGAAATAACTTTAACATCAACTGGTACTGTAACAAGGGTAATTGAGGGATTAATTACCACACGACCCCAAGTTAGTATATAAATAGATATGTATACAAATTATATAACTTATATAAAATAGGAGAAAATATGAATAGCGATTTGAGTACTGATCAAAACAAAGAAACAGTTGTTAATACAGCTACTGGCGCAGTTACTACTGGCGCGGCTACGGCCGATGCAGCTGCTGGGGCTCCTGTATTACCAAATATCTTTATCAATGGCAAAGAATATAAACAATCCGAGTTATCTCAGGACTGTATAAATTCAATTGCCCTTCGACAAGACTTACAAATTAATAGGTTAAGAGCCGTTGTTGAAGTTGAAAAAATTGATGTCTTAACAAAATATTATGATGAGAAAATTGAAAAATCTTTAAAAGAAAAAGAAGAAAAAGATAAAAAAGATAAAAAGACTGGTTCTAGCAAAACAACAACATAGATTAATCTATCCCTTATTATAAATATAATAAACAGGTATTATAAATATATCGTAGTATTATAATAAGGGAGACTATGGCTATCGTAACAGCAACAATAGACGCAACTCTAACAGGACCACAACAGGTATCAGTTACATTACCTGCATCTACAGGTTCGCTTAGTTCATTAAATTCATTAACAGACGTAAATGTTACAACGTTATTAGACGGCGCTATACTTCAATACAATATTACAACAGGAAAATGGGTCAGTTTAAATGATATTATTACCGATACTGGAGGAAATCTATTTTTAAACTGCGGGATTTACTAGTCAGAACAATGGGAGATATTCATGGCAACAGTACTTAAAATAAAACGTTCTTCAACGGCTAACGCACCAGCAACATTGGGGCAAGGAGAAGTAGCATATTCATGGGGTAGTGGTGCAACTAATGGTCAAAGATTATACATAGGAACAGGAACAGAAACAGGTGGTAATGCTGCTAATATAGAAATAGTTGGTGGTAAATATTATACAGATAGATTAAAATTTGGCGGAACAGATTTTACAAACAGTATGTTGATTGGTCATTCAACTACAGGAACTTTAGACGCTGCTATTAATAATGTAGGTATTGGTGCTTTAGCATTAGATGCTATTACAAGTGGAGATACTAATACTGCTTTAGGTTATGCTGCTTTAGGTGGTGTTACTAGTGGAGGTGTTAATACTGCTATTGGAGGTAGTGCTGGTTCAAACCTAACTACAGGACATTATAATACGGCAGTTGGTACAATGGCACTTCTTACTGCCACAACAGCTGGTTTTAATACAGCTATAGGATACCAATCTTTAAGAACTGCAACAGGCCACAGTAATACAGCATTGGGGAGAGATTCTGGATATGCTGTTACAACTGGAAATTATAATATTTTAGTCGGAAGACAAGGTGCTGTTAATCTTACTACAGGTGACGCAAATGTAATTATTGGAAATGTTGATGCCGATTCTGCTACAGCTGACCATCAATTAAAAATTGCTGGTTATGATGGTACAACAACTGTCAATTGGCTTAAAAGTGATTCTACTGGAAAACTTGTTGCTACTGCTGGAGATGTAATCACAGGTAAAATAGAAGGAACGAATTTTACAGGAAGTTTATTAATAGGACATTCAACATCAGGAACTTTAAGTACTGCTACTTATAATACAGGAGTTGGTATTGCAGCTTTAGATGCACTTACTACAGGAGATCATAATACTTGTGTTGGATATGCTGCTGGTTCAGCTATAACAACAGGTTATCGTAATACTGGGATTGGTCATGGTGCTTTAGGTCAAAATATAGCAGGTACTCATAATACTGCTATCGGTTCTTTGGCTGGAACTACTCTTGGAGCAATATCAGGTGGAACTGCAAATACATTACTAGGTTATTATACTGGAGGTGTAATTACTACTGGTAATAGAAATATTATGATAGGTAATAATGCTGGAGATAATCTTACTACTGGTAGTGGAAATGTAATAATTGGTGTAGGAGTTGATACAGCTGCTGTGGATTCTGCAAGAACATTACAAATAGTTGGTAACGATGGTTCAACAACTACAACTTGGATCGTTGGTGATGGCTCAGGAAATTTAACCTTCTCTGGTAAACTTCAAAGTGTAACTGATCCAACAAGTGCTCAAGACGCAGCTACTAAAGCGTATGTAGATACTAAAGTAACAGCAGAAGATTTAGATGTAACAACTGATAGTGGAACAATTGCAATTGATTTAGATTCAGAAACACTATCTGTTACAGGAGGCACAGGTATTGATACAAGTGCTACAGGTAATGCAGTTACAGTTGGAATTGATTCAACAGTAATGACAGGTAAGACTGAAGGAACAAATTTTGAGAATAGTTTATTAGTTGGTCATACAACCACAGGAACTTTAGATGAAGCTATACAAAATACTGGTGTTGGTATTGAGGCTTTAGATGCACTTACTTCAGGAGATAATAATACTGCTGTTGGATTTCAAGCTGGTACATCTATAACAACTGGGTTTCAAAATACTGCTATTGGTGATGTTGCTTTAGATGCAGTTACAACTGGTGGATTTAATACAGCATTAGGAAGAGGTGCTTTAGGTACTCTTTCAACAGGTTCTACTAATACTGCTGTCGGAAGGTATGCATTAAAACTTACTACAGGAACAGGAAATACTGCTCTTGGAAAAGATGCTGGTGAGAATATTGCTGCTGGTGGATATAATATTTGTATTGGAGAAGATGCTGGGGATAATATTACTTCAGGTTCTGGAAATGTAATAATCGGAAAAGTTGATGCTGGATCAGCAACAGGTTCAAGACAATTAGTAATTGCTGGTAATGACAGTTCAACAACTACAACATGGATAACAGGAGATTCTGCTGGAGAAGTAACTATTCCAGCAACACTAACAACTACTGTTAATAGTGTAACTGGAGTGGCTATTCCAGGTAAGTTTGGTGGAACTAATTTCGCAAATAGTATTTTAATTGGTAATTCAACAACAGGAACTTTAAGTAGTGCTTCAAGCAATACTGGAATAGGTAATAGAGTTTTAGATGCAATTACTAGTGGAACAAGTAATGTTGCTGTAGGAGAAGATGCTTCTGGTAAATCAACTAGTGGAACAAGTAATGTTGCAATTGGTAGATTGGCATTAAGAGATGTAACTGCAGGATCAAGTAATACTGCTGCTGGTTATCAAGCTGGAAAATTTTTAACAGGAGATTGGAATTGTCTTTACGGAAAAGACGCTGGATGGAATATTACATCAGGTGATGGAAATGTAATTATTGGTGGAAATATGTCAGCCGATAGTGCAACAGGAGACAGTCAATTAAAAATAGGAACAAATGCTACTGCTGGTGGTGCAGAAGGAACAGATGTAACTTGGATTAAAGGAGATTCTGCTGGAGAAGTAACTATTCCAGCAACACTAACAACTACTGTTAATAGTATAACTGGAGTAGCTATTCCAGGTAAATTTGGAGGAACGAATTTTCCAAGTAGTCTTTTAGTTGGTAGTGTAACAACAGGAACTTTAAATAATGCAGATGGTAATATTGGAGTTGGGGGAAATGCTTTAAGATCAATTACTCAAGGTGATAATAATATTGGTATAGGTTTATCTGCTTTAGATGATTTAACAACAGGTGGTGGTAATATTGGTATTGGTAGATATGCTATAGGAGATGTTAGTACAGGAGAATATAATGTAGGTATGGGAATGTACGTTTTAAGAGAAGTTACAGGTGATTACAATGTTGCATTTGGATCCAATGCTGGTAATTCAATAACTTCAGGTGATTATAACCTTGTTCTTGGTCAGCAAGCTGGAGATAATATCACCACAGGTTCTGGAAATATAATTATTGGATCAGTAGATGCTGATTCAGCTACTGGTTCAAGACAATTAAAAATTGCAGGTTATGATGGATCAACAACTACAACATGGATAACAGGAGATTCTAGTGGAAACTTAACTTTCAATGGTAAACTACACAATGTAACTGATCCAACAGCTGCTCAAGACGTAGCTACAAAATCATATGTTGATGCTGTTGCAACTGGTTTAGATGTAAAAGATTCAGTCGCTCTTGCGACAACAGCTGCTTTAGCTGCATCTACATACGCTAATGGTGCAGGTACTATAACTGCTAATGCAAATGGTGCTTTAACTGTTGATAGTGTTGCAGTTGCTGTTGATGATAGAATTTTAGTTAAAAATCAAGCTGCAGCATTACAAAATGGAATTTATAAAGTAACAGCAACAGGTAGTGCTGGGGCTGTTTTTGTATTAACAAGAACACCAGATGCTGATACAGCTTCTGAAATAACAGGTGGTGCATTTACTTTTGTTGAAAAAGGAACTATTAATGCTGATAATGGATATGTATTTACACATGATGGTACTCCTACATTAGGATCAACAGCAATTACAGTTGCACAATTTTCTGGTGCTGGACAAATTACTGCTGGTGCAGCTTTATCAAAAACAAATAATACTTTAGATGTTGAAGTTGATGATTCTTCAATACAAGTTACCAGTGATGCTTTAAATGTTAAAGCATTAGGTGTTACAAATGCTATGTTAGCAGGCTCAATAGCCAATGCAAAATTAACAAATAGTGTAATTACAGTAACAGACGGAACAAATTCAACAGCTACTGCTTTAGGTGGAACAGTTACTTTTACTGAAAGTGAAGCTATTGATATTACTGAAAGTTCTGGTACAGTTACTATTGCAGCTGAAGTAGCAACGTCTGCTAATAAGGGAGTTGCAAGTTTTAACACAGGTAATTTTACAGTCGCTAGTGGTGATGTTACTGTTACAACTATTGATGGTGGAAGTTATTAGTAGAATATGGCAACAATTATTAAACTTAAAAGGAATGAAACTCTTGGTGATGTACCAAGTACTGGTGATTTGGCAACAGGTGAAGTTGCGATAAATTCTGCTAGTAAAGCAATGTATGTGAAAGATTCTGGAGGTAATATAGTTCAAGTTGCCTCTAATGATGTTGATGAAGCAACAGCCTTAGCAATTGCGTTAGGATAAAAAAATGGCAAATACATTCAAGGTGAAAACATTTGGTGGTGGAAGTACTAATGCTAGTACAGCAATGACAGTTTATACTACTCCTTCAAGTACAACATCAATTGTTTTAGGCTTAACACTATCAAATATAATCACAAATAATATAGAAGCAACAGTAAATTTAGAAAATAATGATGGTAACAATGTGAGTATTGTTACAAATGCTGAATTGCCTTCAAAATCCTCGTTAGAAATAATGAGTGGAAACAAATACGTTATGGAGACCTCGGATATTTTGAAAGTTACATCTAATACTGCAAATAGTTTAGATACAACTTTGAGTATAATGGAGATTACTTAATGGCCACTTATATAGGAACTTCACCTGCTAGACTAGCAGTTGTTAGCGATAATACAATAAAATCCACTTCAATCATAGATGGTTCTATCACAGGATCAGATATAGCTTCCAATTTAGTTCTTTCAGGCACTCTTACAGTAGGGGGCCAAACTGCCATTACAGGAAAAAATGCAGGAACAGATTTCACAAACAGTTTATTAATTGGTCATTCAACAACAGGAACTTTAAATGCTGCTACAAGTAATACTGGAGTTGGTATTGGTGCTTTAAATGCAATCACATCTGGAGATAGCATAACAGCGATAGGTAAAGACGCTGCTGGTGCAATAACTTCTGGTGGTTATTCAGTTGCCGTTGGAGAAGGTGCTTTAGCAACAGCAACAACTGGGAATAATAATACTGCTCTTGGTAGAAATGCATTAACAGCTGCAAATGGAACAGGAAATGTCGCTGTAGGAAAGCATGCTGGTCAAGCAGTTACTTCTGGCTCATACAATATTTTGATAGGACATGATGCTGGAGATAATGTTACTGGTGGATATGGAAATATAATGATAGGAGCTAATCTTGATGCTGATTCAGCTACAGGTAATAGACAATTAAAAATTGCTGGTTATGATGGTACAACACTTACAACTTGGATAGCAGGAGATAATACTGGAAAACTTACAGCAACTGCTGGAGATATAATTACAGGTAAACAAGGTGGAACTGATTTTACAAACAGCCTCTTTCTTGGTCCTATATCTGGAGAACTTAATTTAAATAACCTAGATGATGCTCAAAGAAATATTTGTGTTGGTTCAGGTGATTCAATGGTTAATCTTACTACAGGTGATGATAATGTTGCTATGGGTCATCAATCTCTTGGTAAAATGGGTACAGGTATAAGGAATATTGGTATAGGAAGTTCTGCTGGATATAGAATAGTAGGTGGTAATAGGAATACTGTAATAGGTTATGTAGCAGGTTTTGAAATAACAGGTGATGATAATACTGCTGTTGGTCATTATGCTTTACAAAATAATACAATAGCTACTGGTAATGTTGCTGTAGGTAGTTATGCTTTATATACTAATACAACAGGTGTTGATAATGCTGCTGTAGGATTTGAAGCTTTAAAAGCTAATACAGTAGGTACTTGGAATACTGCTGTAGGTTATCAAGCTTTAAAAACTACTATAACAGGTAGTCAAAATACTGCTATGGGTAGAAAAGCTTTATATTCTAATACAACAGGTGCTTCTAATACTGCTATAGGTGCTAAAGCTTTATATGATAATACAACAGGTTATAATAATACTGCTGTAGGTAATAGTGCTTTAGAAAATAATACAACAGGATTAAGAAATACTGCTTTAGGTTTTGTTGCTTTGGGTTATAATACAACAGGAAAAGATAATACTGCTGTAGGTCATTATGCTATGTTGACCTATACAATAGGTAGTGAAAATGTTGCTGTGGGTTATGATGCATTGTATTCTAATACAACAGCT